ATGTTTTAGACGTTGGCTCGCCTCGCAGCATATCCTTCTTGTTTCTAGTCTGTTTCTTAACCTTTTCAGTCAATTCTAGCTGTTGCTTGGCCATAATCTGGTTGTTTATCCAGAGATTTGTGGCCAACTCAGACATTGGATGATTTGAGAAAACCTTCGGTAAGACGTTTAAAAACGTCTTACGCAGTTTGTTGATGGATGTCTTGCCAAAGTTGGGTATGTCTATCGTTTTCTTGCCCATCTCCTTATCCTCCAACCACTTAAACTGCTTACGCTGCTCGTCCTCAAGCATCTGAACGGAATCTTTGTAGTTGGTTGCGTGGTTATGTTGTATTGATTGAGCGCGTTGACTGAAGGATTTACTCATAGTTTGTGCCTCTGTCAGCGCAGCTTGTACGTCAATCTCGGACTCTGCTGTGGGTTGGAATTCGTCGCGGCCATGCACAATCTTCCCGCTTTTGTCATATCCCTCAACAGAACGCCAGTTTTCACCATTTCGGATGGCCACAAGTTGCTTGCGCCAATGCGCCTTCTCTTGCGCTGCCTTGTCGTAATCTGTCACAAGTTGTTGATATTCCGGGTTAAGTGAGTAGGCTTCCGGGTGTGATAGAAGGTCTTGTGTCTCTTCTGCTGTCGATTTGCCCGTCTTTAACGTTTGAAGTTTTTTGGTGAAATGATCGTAAGCAGCATTAGACATCTGTTTGGCATATTGCTTATCCTCATCGTCGAAACCCTCGTATGTGCGGCCTTTTGGCTCGTCTTCTTCGTTATCCTCTTTCAAGGGATCACCAAGGACATCCTCAGTGGTCAACTCTTCTGGCTCATCTTCTTCAGCCTCCTTCTTGTCTTCTTCAGTTTCATCAGCTTCAGGCTCTTCTGACTTTTCAGACTCTTCTGTTGGTGCTTCGGTCTCAGATTCCTCTTCATCCGGTTTCTCCTCAACTGGTTCCTCGACTGGTTTTATCGTATCTAACTCGTCAGTATCAAGCTGATCGCCAATGTCTATCGTGCCAAAGTCAAACTCTTGCTCGATTGCTTCCGCTATTTTTGTATCGGTCTTTGTCATGTATTATGTGTATTGTTTCGTCTAGTACCTTTATCTGAGTTGCCACTATCCGAACGTCACCATCTGGAACTGATCGTTTTGTGGCAAGATAACTAACATCCTTAACTAGGCGCTCCCGCTCCTGCCTGAGGAGCGATAGGAACACCTTGGTTGTTGGGTTGTCCACCCATTGCTGCCATGCTTGCTCCTCCAGAACCGCCTTGGTCTCCTCCTGCAAGTGCTTGGACTTGTTGCTGTATTTGCTGTATTTGCTGTGCATACGGTTGTGCTTCTTCTGTTAGCTGACCAGTTTGCGGGTCTATCACAAGACTCTGAACAATTGCCGATAGTTGTTGCAATAACTGAGTCTTAGTAGTATCTTGCTTCATCTGCGATAGATACTTCGGTGCTTCGTCGGGGAATAGCATCGTTAACATATCCTCCATGTAAATCATGGCTAGTGCGCTGTTCTGCTGGATGACCGGCCAAACTTGCAACATCTTCTGCGCCTTCTCCTGCCTCTCAACAACATCTGTGTCACCGGCTGGCTTGATGTTGTATTCGTGGTCAACAAAATAGTGTATGGGGATTGTCGGCTCCAAGAGACCGTCAATTACCCTAGACTTATAGATTTCCCAACAATGCTCGTAAATCTTCTTGATTGAGATGCTAAACAGGGAGACCTGTGTTGCGGATAAAAGCTGGGCCTCCGCTGATGCTGTTTGAATCTCGGTGGCTGTCTTCCGACTATCCTGCCTGTTCATCGCAGCGTAGTTCATCTGCGACTGCTCCTGTGAATTTTGCGTCACAAGCGTCTGGATGGCTGAGAGCATCCCTGCGTTGGGCGGTGACAACTGGAACTGCCTGACGTTCGCATCAATCAATGCTCCCGGCACAAATTGAACGCTGGTCTGTTCGTTACTTTGGTTGGGATCATCTGCATCCTTAGAGAAGTAGAAGTTTGACGCACGACGATGCGCCGTCACAAATGATGACATCAAAGAGCTAACTGCCTCCTGTGTGTGTTTGTCTAAGTAAGCACGACCCACACAATTCTTGATCGTCATATCCTCCGCTATCATGTAGTGAAATATGACGTAGGGATAATCTGTCTCGTGAACCTCACCACTAGCGTCTCGGCGACCTAAGAACAAGGGGCGTGGCTTGCGCAACCACTCGTTGCATTTGGCTACGCAAGACCACCCCACTTGAACTATCCCATTGTTTCGGAACATAACCTTCTCCACTTTGAATAAGGATTCAGTTTGTTCATCAACTGGGTCTTGCCCAACAAGTGACTCGACCTCTTTTGTACTAAACTCGCGAGTTTTTGTCATGTCTATTAGCTGTTCGCGAGTAAAGTAATGTCGATGCACTAACATACTACAAGATTGTATGTCGCGTGTGTCATCTGGAAATGCAAAGTCTTCGTAGTTTACAGCCTCAACAGCAAAGTGTCCGGGTTTTGTATCATCAAACTGAATCTCAGCGGCGCAGTATCCGTGGAGTTGCATACAGTCTATCGTGCGGAAGAGCGGGATTTGCCACCCGTCATAGCGACAGCGTTCTGTGAAATCTCGCTCAAGTGGCCCCGTGTTAAATGCGGGGTTTGTTGAACTAGAGAAGATCGCAGTACGCCGTGAGTTGACTATGTACGAAACATACTTGGCTTGTTCACGACGAATGTTGCTGTCGATTATGTGCGTTGGTATGTAGATTTCGTCTGGAGCCAAGTAGCCGTCCCGACGCTCCAAATCTAAGTCCACATTTAACCGTCGCTGCTGCCTCTGATCCTGCGCTGTGACGTGTTGATTGTCACAAATATCAGCTAACCTGTTTATGTTAGTTGCTGCGTCCTGATAATTCTTGTAATTGTTGTATTTCATCGTGTAACCAATTGTTTGTTCTTACGTTAAAACCTTTACCGAAAGTGACTCGCGGCCTGTTCAGCCTTAGTTGCTTATGCTCGTATTTCTTAGTCTTGTTGATAGCCAGTTTTTTCGGCTTCCTACCGCGATAGTCAGCAAATGCCAATACAAAAGCATCAGCCCTATCCGGTGAGACATGACCTTTTGACCGCGCCTGTTTCTTGCTCTCAAGCTGAAGCTTGTTCTGCGGGGTGACTACATAGTAGCGAGAAGCCAGTTGCTTGCGTAGCTTGGTCTCACGCGGGACTATGATGTCACCATACTCTATAAGCTTGGCTACGCTAAACCAAAGCTCAGCACCACGATTCAAGTAGGCAAGGCTGTTGTATGGTTTGGCTTGGTTTAAAACGTATTTGATGTCCCAGTTGATTCGTAGTTGATCCAAGATGGGTTTACCTAGACCACCAGCATCACCGTAGATTGTCTCTAGTTTGTACTTTCTAAAGAGGAATTCAAGGTGGTCAACTAGGGCAACGGTGTCTCTGAAGTTGAAGGCTTCAACGGCAAGTGTTTTATTTCCATTCCTAACGACGAGGACTTGCTCGTCACCACCAGCCGACAGGTCGAGGCCAGCCGTGTTTTGCTTTTCTTCAACGTGTTCAATCTCCATCTTGTCTAGCTCAACAAGTTTCTGATGGTTGATGACCACTTGCTCATCCATCCCCCCGAACTCAGCCATTATCATGGACTTGTAGAGGGCGGAGGTTTCTCCGTAGGATTCCCTAATTTCCGTAATGTACTCTGCGGAAAGGTGTGGGCAGTCAAAGGCTGTTACATGGTACTGCCTCCAGTTGCCACCCGTGCAAACGTTATAGAAATGCCCCGAAGGCGGGCCGGGACTAGAGACATCCACTCTCTTTGTAAACCCCGTACAGCGTGCCAAAGCTGTGAATATATCATCTGGTACTGACTTCGCCTCCGAGACAAAAATAGCTAGTTCACCATTCTGCACAACAGGATGCCACCCCTCCGCTCTCCCCGGCTCATCCGTCACAAACAACTCGATTGTCGAACCATTTAACAGGTTTGTGTAGTGACGATAGTTCATCTTCCAAACCGGCACACCAAACAACTTGTTGATAGCTGTCATCAGTTGTCGGATGTACTTGTCTGTCTGGCGATCAAGCTGATTACCTGAGGCTGTTGTTACCAAGGAGACTGCGTTAGAGGAGGTCATCCCCGTCCACAAAGCGCATGGCGCAATGATGAACTGGTCTTTACCAGAACCGTTGGCCGCCCTCACCGCTGCCTTGTAAGGGTGTGAGGCTGGTGAGGGCTTGCCGTAGTCTTCTAGTATTTCACGTTGCCACGCGTGTAGCTTGAGCGTCCCTGCTAGGATGTCA